ATTATTATCGATTGTAAAATCGCTGAAATGCAAAAAATTTTTAATTGCATCATTAATTCCAAAACAGTTATCACCTATTTTTGCGATACTTCCAGTCTTTCCATCGACTACCTTTTTTCCAATTACTTTATTCAACATTAAATGATATTGTTCCTCTTCTTGATTATAAACTGCTACTAATTCGTCTTTGTAATTTTCATCAAATTTACCTATGAATTCTCCTTCTGGAAGATTAACAGTTATTTGAGATTGTAAGTGTTCTTCAAACGATGTTACAGTTAGACTTTCTTCTATCTGTAAACTATCAAATATTTTATTTAATATTAATTCATCTTTACTATTTAGTACATAAACAATTAAATACTTATCATTTGAATTCGTTGATATAGTTATATTAGTAACATTATCATTTCTTTTAAAGGAATTACATATAACTTTATTTTGAGGTTTAACACTTGTCGTTCCTACTATAAATCTTGATGAAACAATTTTTGAAATTGTATAATTTGTATTTTGTTTACATTTTACAAATATGCTTGTGACATTATCAGAACCTATTTCTCCATCAACACCACTAATATAGGCATTTAATATATTTGGTTTGTTTTTATTAAACAAATTTTTATTACAGCTAGTCAAACTAAAATTACCTGTTATTGTTTCAATTTCTTGTGGATAATCAGGGCTAGGGCTTGGTTGGCAACCTGTATAAGGTTCAAACTGTGTCCTGTCGGTTCCTTTCTGAAACATTAAATCACTATGAGCAAAATCATTTCTATACCCTAAATGAACAAATTTTGTTTCGGAAGTTGTTGTAATTGTATATTTATATGTTCCTTTTTGCCATAAGCTATTTTGCTTTATAAAATCACCATTCAAGTTATATTCACAAATAAGAAATTGGCTCTCATTTATTTCTAAATTATCTCTTGAAAAAGTATATTCTTCATTTGTACTCACATCTATATTTTCGAGACTTATATTCCAGTTAGGATTATTTAAAATATTGCCTGATTCATCAATATAACGTCCTTCAGTTATATTTTTAATATTAAATAATTGCTTTCCTGTGGTTGTCGTCTGTTTGCAAACACCATCAATCGACAAATTTAACAATTGTTCTTTATATGAATCTCCAACGTTAATAAATGAATCCCTAACTTCATTTACAGCTAACAATTCTGATTTTAAATTTTCAAATTCTTCATAATTACTCTCAACTTTACTATCTACTTCTTTAAGTTCATCTAAAGAAACTTCTCCGTTCCTAACATTGAAAGTTGTTTGTGTACCATCCGTGAAATTGACAGCATATGTGTCAACATTATCTTTAGTTGATAATTTTTCGATATTCTTAATACTATTACCAGTCATACCTGTTGCACCAGTTTGACCAGTTTCACCTTTTAAATCAACATACTTAAATTCTTTTTCTTCAGATGTTTTAACACCTAATTTGGTTCCATTCCATTCAAATTCTAAATTAATACCATCTTTGCCTTTTAAAGCCTTAATTATATGCCAAACGCCATGATTATCTTTAATTTTGAGAATAGCCATTGTTACACCTCTTTGCTTTCTAAAATTGTAAGTCTCGATTTTATATCACTAAGTTCTTGTTTCAAACTTTGCTCATTCACCTTTAAATTTTTAATTGTTGTCTCAAAATTCTGGTAATACTTTGCATTAATTTGTGGTAATAAATCACTATCAGTGAAAATGTTAGTAACTTTATTATATGATAGTGGGATATCTATAACGCCTAAATCTATTGTGTATTGATTATTCTGTGGTATTCCATAATATAAATCAATTATTAAATCAGAATATTTTTCTTTTATTTCAGTTTGCGTCATGATAGAACCGAACATAATGTTAGAAGATATATACAATGTTGGTTTGCCTGGATATCTTGAATTTACTCTGTAAGTATTTTTTTTGTTCGTTGCTGTACTGATATAATTTGTATATTCTGATAAAGCATTGTCGACTAATGGAAAATCAGAATCTAATTGTTGTATAATTTGACCGTTCCAACCTGGAAATTTATCAGTATTGTTCATTTCAGAAATTGGTAGTGTGAAATGACGCAACTTTTTATTAAGCATTAAATGATATTGTCCTTCTTCTTGATTATAAACTGCTACTAATTCGTCTTTGTAAGTTTCATTTAGTTTGCCTATAAATTCTCCTTCTGGAAGATTTATATTGACCATACTCTCTAAATGTTCTACAAATGATGTAGCGGTTGAATTTTGTTCTAATTGTAAATTACCATTTATAAAATCAGTCCAGTCATCATCACTAAAATCCGAGTTATCATCTTTTGAAAAATTAAAAGCAATATATTTAGCATTTGGACTAGTTTTTATTGTGTAAGGTGATTTGGTAGACATTAACCAGTTAGTATCGCCTAATGAAACAAAATCGCTTTTCATTTGTGCAATTGCAAATTTTATTCCACTTGGAACGGTAAGTGTATAATTAGTGCTCGGACAAATTATAATTGCATTTTTTGGGCTTAAAGTTCCTCTATTATTATTTTTTTGTTGCCTTGCAGGAATCAAGCCAACACTTCCATAGGTGTAACTATAATACCTATCAATTAAATTTTTATTAATTAAATTTTTATTGCAACTCGTAATCTTTAAACTATTCATTATCGTTTCAATTTTTTGTGGATAATTTGGACTAGGACTAGGCTGACCGCCTGTAAATTTTTCAAATGTTTTTATATATTTATCTTTGACGATTTGACAGCCTATAATTAAATTATTACAAATTACACCGCTATTCACCTTTATTTGAACATATTTATAAGTTTTATTTTCCAAATTTGAAAATATAAAATCTTGTGATGTTAATGATAATAGATAAAAGCTACTAAATTGACTATCTTCTGATAAATAAATTGAAACATAATTATTTGTAAAGCTTCCCTGAAGTTTATATAGTTGCACCGCATAATCCGTTGTTGCCTCAATATCATCAATAGCAAATCTAAAATTTGCGTCTGATGTGGCTGTACCATTCAACACAATTGCTCCAACATTATTTTTAGACAAAGTTACACCGTTTAATGTAGTTTCTTTTAAATTATTTATATTTAATAAATTATTTCCTTGAGTTGTATTCTGCTTCAAAATTCCCTCGAGACTTAATTCTTTTATCTTTGATTCTGCACTATCTTGAATATTCATAAAAGAACCAGATGCTGAGCCTGTTGACAACACGTTATTTTTAACACTGTTCAAATCTTCTTTGATATCATCCAGTCTTTCATTCAATTTTTTATGAGTAACATCAGATTCTTCTTTAGAGTAATAGTTTTTTAAATCATTTGAACTTACTAGGTCTAATTCTTTTGAACTTTTGTTACCTATTAATTCAATGTTATTTATTTTAGGTCTATTTTCAATATCATTTTCGTAATCAAATTTATCTGCATTACTTTCAGGATTTATCCAAACATTTTTATTTTCATCAGGTTCATCAGAACCACAATAGACACCACTGTCGCCTACATCTCCTTTTTCACCTTTTTCGCCTTGAATACCCTGTATCCCCTGTATACCTTGAATTCCTTGTTCTCCCCGACTTGGCTTTCCTGTGTCATCTTCACCTAAAAACCAGTTACCATTTTCGCCAATGGCTGGAGTGATACCATTGTATTTACCATTTAAGACATCGTTTTTTATTTCTGCAAGTTCTTCAATAAAAGTTTGTAAAATACCTTTTTTATCTTCAGGTAATGTTCCGTCAACGTTCAAAGAATCAAAAAGACTTATTTTAAATGCTTTACTTGTCCATCTAAAGTCTTTAGCATTAATTTGAACAAAGAAATAAATAATTTGATATTTAGTTATGGCTTGCGTTAAATAAAATTCATTATTTTCAATGATACCGTCACCAATAAAATTTTCTTTGACAAAATCGTCATGAAAAAAGTGAATGGTTTTTATCACATTCACTTTGCCTTTTAACAATTCTTCTAAATTATCAAAATCAAACATTAATTTATAAGCATTTTGCTCAAATTGAGTGCCACAAAATTGATTATCTTTTAAATCTGATTCACGATTTTTATATAATTCTATTTTCATGTCTCACCTAGTTTCTAATTTTAAAGACTGTAATTCTTGAACTGTCAACGTCATTTTCTTCATTTCCTTTTAGAACGGTATCTGCAGAAACAAAAATAGAAAATGTTAATTTAGCACCTTTTTCAAGGTAAACTAGACTATTAAGTTCGTAAGCAGGGTCACCATTTGCACTAAGGGCTTGACTGTCATTTGAACGTAAGCCTGTGGGACATAAATCTCCACCGTTTTCAACAACAATATTGACAAACGATCTGGTCGCTCCCTTGGTTTGAAGCAAATGGAAAAAACAATTAATATAATAAAATCCTGATTCATTAATAGTGATAATACCATTTTCAACTGACATATTTTTTACATTTGCTCTTTCAGGTTTTAAAATTGTTTCCTGTGACACTAACAAACTTAAATTTTTAGTAAATCTGCCAATATAAAAAGAATTATTTGTTCCATTCAATTCCTTTTGAATATTACCAAGAGTGGCAATATTATCGAGTGTCGAATCTATATTTTCATCAATTTTATCGGTTATTTTTTGCATGGTGTCGGGTTTTATAGGTTGTGCTCCTTCTTCCCCCTTAGCCAAAAATTTCATCTTTAATTTTTCTAATGACATAAAATTCCTTTCTATTCAATATTTGAATTCTTTGTATAGGCTCCGAAAACGCCAAATGAAGAAATAATTTCTCCTGAACTATTAATAATCTGTATCGGTGCTATCCAATTGTTCGTATCTAAAATCAACTTCCCAGGATTTGATTTTTTTATATCAAAATAAAGAAATTGGCTTAAACGTAACAAATCAGCTGAATCAATTTGACCATCCCCCGTTAAATCATAGAGTTTTTTCTCTTCATCAGTCAAAGTACCTTTTCCTGAAAGATAAGAACGTAATTTTTCACGATCCGCTTCCGTGTAATCATACTCAGGAATAATATCACACCATAGACTAGTGTCAGTGATATGCCAGCCACCTATAACGCCACCAGTGGATTTTATAGTTCCGTCTTTGTTTATTTTTAAAAGCAAGGAATCTAAAATAAATTCTTTACTTTTTATATTGATAATGTCTGCACAAGCATTAATAACACTCGCTAAATCTTTTATGTTTATTTTTAGCTCGAGCGTTGCTGAAATATCTTTAACTTCACCATTTTCATCTACATACTTGCCATAGACTTTATCAATAATTTCTGACTCTGTTTGGCGTCTTGAACTTTCCAATTCCAAGTCTGAAATAAAATGCTCTGTATAATTATTTTTAATGACATACTTAGCGTCATATTTAAGATTTAAGTCTTGAAAACTCTCTAAGTAAATTTTATTGTAATCGTCATAAACATCTATTAGAAAATCATCTAATTCTGTTACGATTTCTTGAGACAAAGGCTGATTATCAACACTTAATCTTCTAATTAGCTTCATTTTCCCATTTTCATAAACAAATTCATCGCAAAGTTTATCATTAACGTAATTTAAATAATCTATAGGTAAATGAATTCTTTTTTTATTAGAATTCTTATCTTCTACAATTAAATAACTATCTAACAAAAAAGTATCTTCAGATAAGTACAAATCTTCTGAGGGATAAAGTAAACTCATATTACCTTTTATACATAATTTTGTTAAAGGCCCTTCATGGGAATTATCTAAGACTACGTAACTCGTTCCTGAAGCTTCTCTTTCGAAAGTCATGTTATTATTTACGGTTTGAGATATTTCATCAATTGTTTGCTTATTTTGAGATATTTTTGTACCGAATTCTTCTGTCTTTGTTATTAAATCTCTAATTTCGCCAGTATTTTTATTTGTTTGCCTTTCGACTGACAACACCTTATTTTCAAAAGAATTCGCATATTCTAATTTTGTAGATGTCTCTTTTAGCTCTTCCATTAAGATAGAAGTATTCCAAGCATTAACGTCTTCAAAATCACCGCCTTGCCACTCGTACGTCACCTTTGAAATGTAAGTTTCAATATCATTCTGTTCTATATCTTTTGTCTTTATTTTTTGACCTGCTCGAACATTTACACCATACGGAACTTCTAATTTTGTAATAGTTGTATATTTAAATCCTTTTACTTGTTCATAAATAGCTTTGTTAATATCATAACGATTAATATCAGTCCAGTCATCTTCAATTCGAATTTCATGTGGATCTGATGGAATATCTTCAGGATATTTAACATTATCTTCTGTATCGCCCGTACTTAAAATAACCACATTCGTTTCAGGTGTTTCAATACCATGAACAAAATCTTCCCAAGCTCGAATATTTACTGTTGTACTATCAAACCATTTAATTGAAAAAGTATTATCATAGTTTTTTTGAACATAACCACAAGCGTATTTTGAAATAAGTTTCAAAGCGTCACGATATCTTGGCTTAGTACCAAGATATGGTCTTGTTTTCAATTCTAAATCTTCGTTAAGAAAATGACCTTTTAAAGGTATTCCTAATTTAAGTCCTATCCACGTAGCCCAGACTTTTAACGTTGCTGGAAACGGAAATGAATCATCATAATCTTCATTAAATCGATGTGAAATATCGTAAAGTTTTAAAGTTGAATATCCCTCATCATTTGAAATATTATCAACATACCATTTTCCAAAACCTTGAATATCAATATATTGATTAAGTAAATTATCGTATACATGATTTAAATTTAAAATTTCCAAGTCAGCAGTATTTTCAATGAAAGAACCTATTACTTCTCCATTTGAAACAATGCCGTCATTTACTTTAAAATCTATGACATGATTATTATCAATATTAGAAATTATTTGTGTCATGAAACATCACCATATCCTATCATTTCAATCTCAAATGGCTCATAAAGAATGCTTCCGTAATTATTGTCATAGGGAAGCTGTTTAACAGCCAACTCTGGTTTTGGAGAGTAAAACTCTGCTGTAACGACTTTATTTGCCCAATGGTCAAAGTAAGTTGCTAGATATTTTTCTTGTTTTAATATATTAAGAAGTGTTAAGATTTCTCTTCTATATAAACAAACCGAAATTGGTAAGATATAATCTGGTATTTGTGCTTGACGTTTGCGAAAAAGATATGCGTTTGATTTAGCCCGTTTTCCCTGGGCTTCTATATCATTTGTTTTGGGTTTAAAATTTTTTGATTCAACCCATTCCCATGGAACCTCAAAAAAAAGTGTTCCGTCAACACTCTTAAACTTTATTTTATCCATATATGCACCTTTCTAATTTAAAACATAAACTTTGCCATCAATTGTTTGAAGCAAATGTATGCCTTTTAACGCTGCTCTTCCAATTTCTTCTGTTTCACATTGCATGATAAATGTTGCATTTAGTACAACATCTTTTTGACCTGATTCCTCTTTGATAATTTTCCTTAATAAAGATTCAGGAAGTTCTAAGTTTTTACCATTTTTTTGGTCACCTAAAATAGCCGTAAAAGGTGCATTGGCTGGTATTACTGCTCCCTGCGCTAACATCGGAATTTTTCCAATTGGTGAAATATTGAATCCAAATTTCTTGCCACCAATTAAAGGTATCCAATCTGGAACATCAAATTGAATTTTGTTTAAACCGTTTATGCAAATATTAATGCCAGCAATTAAACTATTAAGTAATGCTATTATTGCATTTAATGGTGCTTTAGCTATACTAAACAAAGTTTGGAAAATTCCAGAAAATATTTTCTTAACACCGTTCCAAGCCTTTTCCCAATCTCCTGTAAAAACACCTGAAACGAGTTCGATAATGCCATCTAAAACATTTTTTACACTATTAAAAATGTCTTCAAAAGTATGAACGAAGAATTCCAAAATATTGCTTACCAAAGAGGCAAAAAACTCTCCTACTAATCCCCAGTCTCTTTTTATGTCTTCAATATGATTTTGAATCCATTCAATAATTTTCATAAAAAAGGCTTTAATGTCATCCCAATATTTTACGATTAAACCAACAATAAGTACTAAAGCGCCGGCAATCATTAATGGTACACTGCCGATTACAACTCCTAAGCCAAGAATAATCAAACCTATATTACTGATAATTTTGCCGAAATTTTCCCAACTAGGATCTTGCAAATAATCAATAATACTTTGAATCAGCCCAATAATTCCTACAATCATTATTCCTATTCCCAATGAAGTAATCCCATCTAATCCTAACTTAAAAAGTCCTATACCACCTACTAAGCCCCCTAACAAGCTTAAACATTCTTGGCCATGATTAGATACAAAATCTTTTATTCCATTTAAAATATCAAGAAGTTTTTGACTAACCTGAATTTCACCGCTAAAGTCAATTTTATCACCTTGACTTGTGCCACTGGAACTTGATGAACTGTCATCACTATTTACTTCTAATTTATCAAAACTAGCCAAATTTTCTTGGGCTTCATTTACAGCCGTTTGAGCATCAGCTTGGTCATATAAAGCTTTGGCATTTTCTTTTGCTTGAGAAGCTGTTTTGCCAAAAAGACCAGATATAAAAACTGCTAAGGTTCCCGTAACTTTAGAAATTGCATTCATCAAAGAATTAATTGCAGGTAAACAAGCATTGTAAATTGGGGCAAAAGCGGTCATTAAATTTGCTTTTATTTGATTTAAATTATTTGAGAACTGGTCATTTGTTTTTAATAAAGAAATAAATTTTTTAGATAATGATGATAGACCACTTCTTATCAAACTAAAAACCATAGCTGTTCCAACAAGACGACTCATTTTATTTTTAAATTTATCAACTTTTTTACCTAAATCTGAAAATCCCTCTCCTATCGAAGAAGTGTCAATACCAAAACCTTTAAATCTTTGATTATTACTTTGTTGAATTGTTTCAATTAATTTAGTAGCTTCTTCTTTTTCCCTTGAAATCGATTCTGATGATAAATCTATTTTAGCTTTTAAACTTTCAGCTTCTATTGAAGCTCCAGGATTAACCTTTAATTCTTTTAATGAAGCTTTCAATTGTTCAGCCTTTTCACGGACAGCAATTAGTTGTTTCTTTAAATTAAAAGCTTGAGCGTCGAATTCTTCGTTCTCTTTTTGGAGTTTTTTAACCTCACTGGTATTTTCATATTTTTCGCTGAAACTTATATTTTCGTTATTTGACATAATTCGATTAACTAAATTGTTATATTGTTTTTCTAAATTCTCAACCTCTTTCTCGTTTTTCTTTAATTCTTTTTCCATAGTGGTTAAAGAGGCTGGTGTTTTAGAAAAACTTAACAATTCATTATATTTAGCTTTTAAATTATTTACGGCTATTTCTTCTTTTTGGATTTTATCTACTTTTCGGTTAAACTGTGAAATAAGCTTATCTGTCTCTTTATTTATATTCTTATAGCCATCAATTAACTTTTTGTTACGTAGTTCTGTACTGATAACTAACTTGCTTTTAGCTTCTTCGTTAATCACCTCCGTTCAAAATTTTCATGAACCCGCTTTCTTCTTCTGTTTCTTCAGATGAATAATCTAAATCAAAAATTTCTCGTGATTTCAAATATATTTCTTTTTCTTCTTTAGAAAGTTTTCCTTTAGCTTTTTTCTGCCTAAGTCCAATGATATTTGAAAAAGAACTATCTGCCGAAATATCCAAGAAATAATAACAAAATTTCCACCAATGCAAAAAAGAAATATCTTCCAAATCGCAATGACATACTTGACTCATGGCAGAATAAATATACTTAGCATCTTTAGAAAAGGAATATAGTTTCAAATTACTGTTTCTTTTTAATTGCTCTCCGCAATCTAAAAATTTAATTCCTTGCAAAATAGCAGTTTCAATATCTTTAGGCATCTTTTTGTACAAAAGATTTAACAAAATCATGTGTTTTTCAGACATCGTTAGTTCATCATCTTCATATGCTAAGATAATCTTTAAACAAGTTCTATAATCTGCATTTATATCACAAATTTCATCTGAGACACGAATTTTTGAAGGCAGTTTATCTATTAATGGGTTCATATTATTCCATCACATCAGATTCTTTATTTTTTGTGCCTAAATATTTATTAACTTTTTTATCTCTTGCTTTTTTGAATTTAGGAGTTACTTCTTCTAATAGTGGTAATAACATTTCAACATCATTACTGCTTTCCATTAAAATATTAGATGTGTTCACACCGAAAATATCATCTATAGATTTTTTAATTTTTTCTATTTCTTCTTCACATTTATGAAAAGTATTGTTTAATTTTTCAAAATCAGCCTGATATTTTTCAAAATCTATTCCATCAGGATTTTCAATTTCTTCTTGAGAAATATTTTTTATATTCTTTATTTTCTTTTGTTCTTTGCTTATTTCTGTTAAATTTTTCATAATATCAGTTAACTTTGCATAAGTTGAAACATCTTCAGGGTTATATGAAATACTTCCTAAAACATTACCATTTTCATCATAAATATTTTCTTTAATCTTTTTACTTTTAACAACAATTGCCATTAAATGCTTCCTTTCTAAAATTTAAGAGGAGGTTTCCCTCCTCGATTTAAGCACTTACAGTTTCTGTAAATTTTTTTGTTGAAGGATTAAATGTTCCATACGTTTTTGGACCAAGCCAGTTAATATCAAATGGTTCACTAATACCCTTGGTATCACCACCCCATGATTTTAAATCAACAGCGCCTTTTTGTTTGAACGCTTTATATTCACCGCTTTTGGCTTCTTCTGTTGCGTCTACTTCCATGAATGGTACAACAACTTCATCTAACTCTTTATCTTCCCAGTAAATAGATTTTAAAAATGCATGTAATTTACCTGTTGTTCTGTAATAACAAGGGTCAATAGTCGATGTTTGTGGGCCTTGGGTTACCATAACATTTGTTTCGCCTAAAATGTTTTTTTTGGCCTCAACATTGTTATTCAATGTGCGTGATAGTTCATCATTATCTTTTCCAATAATTTCATAATTTTCAGAACTATCTGTGCTATCAACATAAAATAACATATAATCTTTTCTTTTTGATTGCATTATTTTCCTCTCTTTCTAATCCAAAAAATCTGCAAACGGATCTGTGCAATTTCTCTTTTCGTATTCCATTACTATTTGAATTTGATAAACTGCTAGCCTTAGGCTAGGTTCAAAACCATAAAGATACCCGCTAGAAGAAACATAAATTTTAGTTACAGTTTTTCCCTTTTTCAATTCCGGAAAATCTTTATTATCATTTTGTTCTTCTAGCCAGTCCTCTAAATCTTCTAAAAAATCACTATTTTCTATTTGTATTTTAAGTTCGTTACTGTGAACTAATTTCACACGCAAAGTAAAACTTGCTTGTTTTTTCTTAATATCATAAATTCTTTCGTTTAAAATAGGCTTAATCGGCGTTTTTTCTATAGAAGAAATATTGGCATCATCTGATAGAAAATCGACACCAATTTCTTTCATGTCCTCAAAACAAGGGCACTTTTTTAAATATTCACGAAGTTTACCAATCATTTTTTCCTACTTTCTACAAAACGTTGCACGCTTGCAACGATTTCATTTTGCCTATCAGCCCACATTCTATCTACCCAGAAAGGTCCTCTGATACCATTAAAATTGTTTAGTTTTCTCCCGTTTGGGTCTAAAATTTTATTTATATTTGGCCTTGAAAAGAAACCTACTTGTATACCGTTTTGAGTGATAGGAAAAGCACCTACTTGATAATCTGGATCAACCATCAGATTACCATACCATTGATATAATGCATAAATAGTTTCATAAGTAAAAAATGTGCCGTCCAAAGATATTGTGACATTATTTTTTAACATCCCTGAATCCATAGGAACATAATCATCTGATAATCTTCTTACTTCTTCTGTAAAGAAAGTTTGTACAGGTCCAGTCTCTTCTAAGCCGAGATTTTGTATCATTTCAGTATAATTTGGCAAACTAAAACTTGCTTGAAAATTCATTATTTTCCACCTATTAGAATATTATCAACGGAACTTCCTACAATGTTTATATCGTACGAAAAAACAGTTATTTGTTCATAATTGATTAATTCATTTAAGCTTTCAACATCTGGACCTACACCATGCACAATACGAATACCTTTTTGAATCGTATAAGTTTTAGGGGTACCGACGTATTCTTTCTCCTTTACAAAAAACTTTAAATTATCTTCGTCAATGATGATATTAATTGCATTACTTTCGGCAATGCCTTTACCAGAAATATTAATTGAATCCGTACCATACCAATAAACGTCTCTTAAAACAGTTTTAACGTATTTATCTGCGAATTTGTTATAGATAGTTATGGTATCAGGCCTAGTCATAGCAAGTTCTCCTCATCAATCCTTTATGAGCAAGGGCTTGATATATAATTAAATATATCTTTTGTTCTAATTGTTCATCAGATAAAATTTGTTTTTCTTGCAAATTTGATTTATTAGCATAACTTGTAGAACGAGGTCCTAAAGTATCACTAATTATTTCTTTTTCATTAGAATTAGTAATTTTTTCTTTCAAATTTTCTTGTTCAAATAGTAATTCAGCAACTTCGCAAGTAACATCTCGAATATCGTCATCAATATCACTATCACATATCCGATTGTAAGTATAATAATTTACTTTTTTACTTGCTAATTTGCCATATTTTCCAAAAACAGAAGCGGATATGCTTCTGCCTTGATATTGTGAATTATAATATTCATAATTAACGAGTTGCATATCCTATCATCTCCTATTCATTTGTTTTATCAGTTTTTTTATTTTTCTTAGTTTCAGTTAATTCAACAATTTTAGCGTTTAATGAATTATTTACTTCAGTTAATTGGTCATTTTCTTCCTTTAAACTGACATTAGAAATAGATAATTCCTCATTTTCTTTAGTTAATTCAACAATTTTAGAGTTTAATTCACTAGTTATTTCATTAACTTCTGCTAAAGTATATAATTTCTCGATTACTTTTTTATTTCCGATAATTTTTCCCATATCATCACCTACTTATGTGAAACTGCAATACCTGCACGTTTGTTTTCATATGCATCATTTAAACCATAAATTCTATATAACATTCTATAGAAGTCTCCAGAATCATCTGAATCAGGTGTAAAGATTTTCATTTTTGCATGTTTAGTGTATTGTAACATTGCTGGCTTATGAATAACCATAAAGTTAATATTTCTACTACCTTTTTCTTTTAATTCATAATAAGTTGATATTGAACCAGTAGCTGGTGTTTCAACTTTTACATATTTATCGCCTGATTTTGTGTAATATGTTTTTCCACTTACAACACTTGAATCAGAAGTTAATTCGTATTTATCAGCAACTTTTGTATATCCACCAATTCTTTCTCCGTCAGTATCTTTACCACTTTTTAATTCAATTTTTGTTAAGAATCTACTTTGAGGTACTTTCTTAACTTGTGTAAATTTTTTTAGAATGTCATTATTAGTTGTTCTTGATACAAATTCAGCCATTGAAAGTAATGTAGGATCAATTCTTAGATATCTTCCTTCTTCAGGAACTTCATCGTTATCTAATTGAGTCATAACATTTTGTAAAGCTGTTAATACTTCTTCTCCTGTTTTGTATTCTATACCATCAGGTGAAACATCTGTGATATTTTCTAAACTTGAATAAGTTGCATATCTTACAGCATCAACTTCAGGAACAACTTTTGTTCTTAAGAACTCACTTGACATGTTAGCCATGATAACTCCACCAGTTTCTTCGTTATCAATTGTATCAGTTTTTAATTTTCTACCACGTTCATAATTAAATTTTACAGTTTCATTAGTAAGTGTTACATCACCATCTAAATAACCACTATTACGGTCATAATCTCCTAAACCATCCATTTCTAATTTTGGAACGATGATTTCGTTTGCATTGGCACCAGCCTTTACTAAAGCGCCATCAATATCAAAATCTGAAGTAGTGCTTGTTGCCTTATAAACTTTATCTAAAAGTTCTGGGGCATTCTTTTTGAATAATTCAATACTATTCATTATAATTCCTTCTTTCTATTTTTTGTTTTCTTCATCAAGTCCCATAGCATGTAGTATTTGATCCATAGAACCTGTATTTGTTGGAGCATTTATGCTTGTGGTAAATTTTGGATTTGCAACATCGCTAAGGAATGCTCCTGAATCCTTTTCTTTTAAGTCATTAAGCCATTCTGAAGCACCCAAAAATTTGTTAGATTCTTCATCATACTTAAAGTCTTTCTTGCTAAATTCTGCTAAAACGCCAGCTTTTGCGCTCTCGCTTGCAAATTTAACATCATTAAAAAAGGCATTCGTTCTTTCTTCACGAATACTCTTCTCTTTTTCAGCCTTTTGATTAGCTTCCATTTCTTCATATTTTGTTTTCCAATCATCAGCTGATTTTTTAATACTTTCAATATCCATATCTTTGTAAGATTGAATTTCATTGTTAGCATTATTTAATTGCGATTTTAAGGTTGTTAGTTCTGCTTCCTTAGAATCAAATTTTTCTTTTGAAACATACTTTCCGTCACTTAAATCTGCTAATTTAATTGGTTTATCCTTATGTTCTAGGTTATAAGAATCAACCTTTGCTTTTGTTTGAGAGAATAAATCTTCTCCTAAGATTTCTTTTAAAAAATCCATATTACCCTTTCTTTCTAACACTGATTTAATTTAAACTTCAGTTCACTCTGACATTGTGTTACTTGCATTTATATCTCAGCAAGTTAGAGAAATACAGTGCATTTTAAAAGCACCACAGAATAGAAATTTTTTTCTACTCTGCGGTGCCTTTAAATGATATGAAAAAAGTAGCCATTATTTCTGACTACTCTTGCCTGTACTTTCTGTCGCATTATAATTATATCTTTTGTTTATTTTTTTTGACTCTCTTTCGAACATTTCTTTGCATTCTTCATCTGTTATCTTCTCAGTAACTTTAATACAATGTATTAGTGTTTTAAGAGCTTCAATTTCCTCTTCTCTTGTCATGGTAAATTCGCCACACTTTTCAAATTTAAGTTCTTCTTTTAATAAAAATTTTTGCCTTTCTGTCATCATATTACCTTTCCTCCCAAAGTACATAAATAATACCATTTCGTTCGGAAATATTCAATGTTTTAAAACTTTTATTTCTTTCATAAAGAACTTCATTTTCTCCAAGAGAATTCATCTTTCGCAAATCTCTGCCTTGTTTTGAATTTTGTACATATATTTTTACATTTGCAAATTCATTATATCCCTCTTTGTTTGAAAAAGATAAATATTGATTGGTTGTATAATTTTCTTGAACTTTTAATTCAGAAATAAATTTTTCAGGATTTGTCATGTCTAATGCTCTTACAATTAAGCCATGATAATTAGGTGTTTTCCTTAAAGCATTGTCTAAGTTAGTTACAATTATTTGTTCATCACCAGATAATTTTTCTTTATTTCTCAATTTTTCATTTAAGACAGTTGAATAATATGTGGAAAAATATTGGTTCAAAGCATATAGTTCTTCATCAGTATACTTTAAATTTTCATCCACATGAACATGATTACCTATTTTGCCTTCTTTTTCATAAGAATTGTATATAGTAGATGAATTTGACACAACTTGTTCTCTATCAAAATGCCTTTTAAGATTATTATTTTCAATAAAATTTTTATATTCATTGTCAGTTTCTACTAAAGACTTTTGATATTCTTTTAGTTTATCCTTGTCGTTAGAAGCTTTGGCTGATCCGCATTGCCTTTTTAAAGCTTTTATTTTTCGCTCATAAGCCCGTTGTTTTTGATTTAATGAGTATATTTTCTCATTTTCTTCTGCACTAAGCTTTTTAGGAAGAACGGAAATGCCGGGAATAAATCCAAATTTTATGTGACGACAATTAGCACCACCGAATCCTTGAACATCTCCCTCTTTGCAAGTATCTTGAAAATTGGGATAATTTGATTCAGAGCCAGTTATTTTATAAACTTTACCTTGCCACCAAGCGTGGTCTTTATAATCACTTGTGTTTGTCACACGAGCACCAAGATGTTGAGATACATAGCAATAATCATACCCAGCTTGTTTCATAAACTCTGTAGAAGCATTATTTGTCGTTTGAACAACAGCTGTTAAAACATCACGTCTTACACAAGATTCAATTCCATAATTTCTGATGGTTCCATTCTTTTGTTTATAAGATACAACTGTAATGCCTTGTTTTGACATCTTAGTCAAAGCTTTTCTTATACTAGTATTATAAGCTAATCCGCTTCTAACTTCTGTATAAGCCTGATTTAATACGTCCATATAGGCTTGTTTTGTACCCTCGATAGCCTTCGTATTAATGAGTTTCAAAAAGTTTGTCGTATCTTTATATGAATGATTAATAATATCATTAAAGTTTCTTGAATTTATTAATTTATCAACATCAATTGCGTACTTACCAGTTTGATTAGCTTTGCTGACATCTTCCAAATTAATGGTAGCAATACCCGCCTTTTGCAAAATCTTTATAATCTTACTTTTAGGTATTTTAGATTGCTTAGATATTATATCAATGGCTTCTTGCGTAAGTCCACCTAATTCAGACACTTTATTTGCATACCATTTCATTGAGTTTTTTAAATCAATATTTTCTTTAACTTGAAAGTAACTAGCTATCTTGCAAATTAAATCATATTCTATATCCTGATATACCTTTGTAATTGGCTCGACAAGTTTCTCAAAGTCTATATCATTCATTCTTCAGGTTCTTCCTCACTTTGACTTTCTTCAGTAAGTTTACGATATTCTTGTTGCCTTTTAACAAACTCAATAGCTTCTTTTTCTTTCATATTTCTTGTTTCCATAACATATTGAACATCACTTGTAATTTTGTTATTTCTTTCAATTAAAGCTTGGTTTCTTGCTGAATCTTTATCAACTAAAATGCTATCGTCCCAGTCATGCTCTACAACGTAATTTGCTTTTACAGGAATACCATACAATCTACATAAAACATATATTCCATAAATTAAATCATCATAAGCTTGTTGCATAGCATCCTGAATATCAGCAACTGTAACGTAGTAATCTTGCTTACTTGCTTTTATTTCTGTGGCTGTTTTAGCAATTTCATCAAGTTTTGATAAAGTACCATAAGCAACACCACACTCATTTTCACATTGTCTTAAAAATTCATTTAAGCCATTAAAAAGAGGCGTATCTCGTATATTAGGGCTAAAAATGTTAAAACAGTTTGTTTTCGCTTGAAGTAAACGAAGTGTTCGAAATAGTCTTTTTTTACCCTCAGGTATCTTCGGCTTATTAGTTTTATGGTCGTATTCTAAAATACTTTCATCAACATCAATAGCAAGTTCTGAACCCTCATACTCCCACACAGTCCTTGAAAATTGCTTATCTATTTGTTTTAAAGTTTCAATAGCATTAGCAAAAATTGGTGGGCCAATTGGTGATGAATTATCAACATCATTGCTTTTTCTAACTGTAGCAAATCCCCCAATTAATCTATCTACGCCAGAAATTGCTTGTTCTGCTTGCATATCTTGCCATTTTGGAACATCTTCTAAAGAAATACGTGAGGCAAGAATTACACCATCTTTACGCCCTTTATACGCTATATTCTTAATAACTACCGTATCATCTACAAGTTCATCATATTCAAGTCTAGTCCATACATTTTGACCTTTTACAATTTGATCAATGAGTATACATCCTAATAAATCGCCATCATCACTAAACTTAACAGGAATAAATTTATCCGCCTGAATAACACTAACTTTAATTTTACCTTTATCATAATAAGGCCTAAAAAAAGCACAGGACTTACCAATAACGCTCTCTGTGTTTTTTCTTTTATTTCTTAAAAATTTTTGGTAGATATTATTTACATATGGTTCACTACACATGGATTTATATTCAATATTAACTGCCTTAGAAACCTTTTCAACCATTGTTCTTGCGACATGCAATGAAATCGTTGTATCTCCTACCCATGGCTCATTTTTATTAAAAATGGCGGACCATTCTTGAATTGAATCAAGCATGGCTTGTGATGTTTGTGGGTCTAAATTAAAATCATTAATTATTTTGCTATAATCAAACACTCTATTCCACCAACCTTTCAGTCTACTTATAAAATCTAATATCATTTTTCATCATCTCCTAAAAAAGGCAATATTCTTATAATTAAATACCAGATACCCATAATCAAATATCTTGTTGCATCTTCACAATGGTCGTTCGTTTTAATAGGAACTTCTTTACCTTTATCAAGTAAATCTGCATTATAACTATATAAATACATTTCTGCTACCAAATGTTGTTGCTTCGGAGATATGAACAAACATCTGTACGATAAACATTTTTGAACTCTTGAAATACCTAAAGCCACATCGTTTTCAGCATCAAGTATAATAACTGCTGGACACGTTCTTCGAATCTCTTCAGCTAAGCCTTTCGCACTAGGGTCTATAAAAACGTATTTAACAAACAAGCCTGTTTCTTGCTCAAGTTTTTCTTTAAATTCTTTAAAATCTTGGGCATACTCACTCGGAGACCTTTGATGTCCCTCATCACGACCAGAATAATAATATTCATCAATTCCTCGAATACACTTCTCCTTGTAATCAATTCCAAAGCATTGATATGTTGTTGCATTCATCTGGCCATAGTCTACACCTACATATAAAAAATCCATGTTTTCAAAATGCTCTTTCGAACATTCTTTAACATGAATCTCTTCGTTAAACATATAATAAATAAGTTCATCGAGTCCTATACATAAGCCAAGCCAAAGCCAGTTATACATCTTTTCATCAAGTTTTTTTAATATCTCCGCTGTTTGGATAAGTTTACTTCCTAACCATGCTTGTGGAACATCTCGATAATCCGTATGAATTCTGATACAGTCTTCACGCAATATCATTTTATTTAGCCATTCCATAATAGGTGCTTTAGGATTTTTAGGAGGATTGAAATAGTATTCCATAACGAACTCTTCTTCATTTCCACGAACAAATGTTGCTTCTATGTTTTGAATTTCGTCTTCACCGTCCCCTTTATCAAAAAACTCTGTTAATTCATCTAATTCAACTAACACAATAGGCCTATCTTCATCGATCATGCCTTTTGTATCGTCTATACTATCGTTTCCAGTAAAGTATATTGTATTACCTGTAGGCAAGTAAGTTATTTGCATAGGACTTACTGTTATTTTAAACTTTTCTTTTGGTATTCTAAGACGCGTAATAGCTCTTCTACACTCATTAAAAACAGTCTTCTTAAGTTTATTATGAAACTTTCTTAAAATTACAACCGAACCCGGTTTTGGGTTAACAATTCTTAAAACAGCTCTTAAAGCTCCACGTGACGATTTAGTTCCAGCACGGCCACTCGTATAGATTTGATGAGTGTGGATTATATCGTTAAAATTCGGATAATACTTAGGTATAATCAACTCACTTAACTTGACTACGATACGATTATTTTGGGAGATCATTTACTATTACTACTCCCTCATCTTTGCTACCAGTCATTGATTGTGGCTTGTCACTCCATTTATCAGGCTTTCGATTTTTTAACCATATAATCTGTGCAGTGGTATCTGCTGGAACATGCACCTCATCATATACTTCTACAACTTCTTCTTTTTCATTTACTTTATAACCCTTATCGTTATATTCTGTTTTTTTCAATTTTAAGTGTTTCAATACTTTTACATTATACCCAAGAGCCTTTTTATACAATGCATCTTCTACTTCATAATCCACGATTTCTTTCGTCTTTTTTAAGGTGTCCGAAATGTCCGAATACTTGTTTTTCCAAACGTTAAGTGTAGACCTTGATATTCCAATATTTTTAGAGATTTCTTCATCGGTTAAACCAGCACGAGCCCAACCAGCTATCAAAGTTAAGCCATCGGAAGTTAACCAACGCTCAACTTTGCTTTTTGCCATTGACTACGCTTCCTTATTTGTTTCTAATTTTGATTTTGTATCTTTTACAACTTCTACAATAGGCTTGTCTTCTACCGTTTGCTCTAACAGTTCTTTAGCTCTATCATCACTAACCTCAAATTCTTCATTTGGTAATATTAATTTGTCTTCTTTTCTCAAATTAATATTTAAAGGTTTATTTTCTTTTTTGGCAATATTTCGCAATTTCATATATATCATATCCTTTCTTTTTTGGTTTAGGGAGGTGGAATCGAACCACCCTTTTTAGGTCGAAAGCCTAATGTTCTACCAATAAACTATCCCTAGTCACCAATTTGTGTTTTAATTTCGATAGGTACAATTGCTTCAGGTCTAAATATAAATTCATAATCATATCTTGAGACATCGCTATATTCAAGTTGCTCTACAACATATGTTGTTTCATTTGCAATATATAAAAAATGTTTTTGGTATTTATCCTCTCCGATTCGGCATATGATTTCTAATTCACTATTTGAATCACTAGAACCACCCTGTACACTACAATTACCAGTCATTTGAAACAAGTATTCATTTGTTCTTAAGTTTATAAAAGTGATTCTTCTTTTCACTTTAAATTCATCAGCTTCACGACTTATATTCCTTGAAACTGTTTCAGAACTTGTACACCCTGTCAAAAAGACAATGGCTACAAGTATGACAAAAGTAATTTTAATCATATTATTTTTCATCTTTTTCTTCCTCCATTTCATCAGCAATTTTTGCCATATTAAGAACAACAAATAAAAGCATAATTAAAAGAACACTAATTAATACGGCTAAAGCTATTAACATCTTTACATCTTCCCTTTCCGTTCATTGGACACAACTTGCATTCTGGATATTTCATGCATAATTTAAAAAAATCAAAGTCTTTTTTCTCATTCAACTTTGATTTCTTTTTTATATTCTTTTTATTCTTCATAAATAATTCACTTTCTTTTTTTGAGTGCAAGTAAGGTGTTATGAAATTGCACTCAAAAGAAAAAAGCAACTTTTGGTCACTTTTCGTTTTTCAAAATATCAATTTTGGAGGTTAGGCTTATTATGAAATATTATACAAATATTCCACGATACAATTATAGCACAACTGTACGTTATCAAAAGTTATCAATTCACAGTTTTTTAAACTTTTTAAAGCCTTTATTTATCGTACTTTAGCAGGTGGTCAAGTTCAAAGTGTTATCAAAAGTTATCATTTGCTATTGACATTAGTTTTTTCAAACTTTTTATATCGGTTATATTTTACCTTAGAATAATTGCGACCATGATTTAGAATTTTATCTATTTCGGTCCATCTTTTATGTTCATCTTCTCTTAAGTACTTAATATAGCCTATTTCATCATATTTACTTAACCTTTGTATTTCTTTAGCTAAATATGCTTTATAAGCATATAATCTATAAATTAAATCATATATTTTAGAATCGTATTCTTCATCCTTAACTGCATAATTTAAAAAGGAATCATAATTTGTATGAGAAGAATCAACAACTATATCTCTAATTTGTATTGTTCCAGGTTGTGTTTTTAAGTAATTTAAATTCCTCTTAGTTAAATACAAATCTAATTCATTTTCTATTTTTTTTATTTCATTCTTCACTTCTTTAATCGTTAATTTTTTTTGTACCATTCTAGTCTCCTATTATTCTGGCAAATTTTTCTCAATATAAAATTGAAATTTATACTGATTAAAAACTTCTAAGTTTTCCCTAAATATTCTTTTTTCGGATAAAACTTGTTGTAATTTTTACAAAATCTATTGCAAGATTTACTATCTAATTTCACTGTAAATTATTTTCTATCATCATTTATCATCTCCCTTATATTTTCTTTTTATTATTGGAACTAGTGCATAATAATGACATTGAGGGCATTCAACAGCCTTTGTTTCATCTATACCAAGATATGCAAAATCTTTTTCCATATAAGTAAATTTGCAACCACAAGTATGGCATTTTTTAATATAGATTCTTTTATCAGGTGGTGTTTTAGTTCCTTTTTTAATTATTTTCATCTGATACTCCTATTATCTCCTTGTATTTTTGTAAAATCTTTATATACCATATATCATGTTCAAGATTGTAATTATCTTCAAGAAATTTTATAAATTCTTTCTGCTGATTTAACAACTTATCATAATCATTTGCTTTGCACTCAATTTCTGCTAAATAGAAGTCTTCTAAATCAGGTTCTATACCATTTGCTAATAATTTTTCTAATTTAATTTTGTACCCGTTTTTCAATTCTTTAAGATGATTCTTTAATTCTTGATTTTCGCTAATAAGTCTAGCCATTTTTTCTTCTAATAAATTGTAATATTCACTACTCATTTCAATTGTTCCTTTTTCAATATGTGAATCAAAATTCGGATTAACTGTTTTCATATAATTGTCTAATTCTTTATCATTCATTACTATCACCTAACTTATAAAAGTTTAAAAATTTATCGTGGTCATAATCAATTAAATCAAATGTAGATATGTTTAAATCTAATATTTGTTGTGCTGATAAAGTAGTATTATAATTACCCATCATTAATTGAATTGAACCATTTACCGCTTGATATATTTTAAAATAGTCCTTACATTTTCCAAATTTTATTTCGTAACAATATTTATTCATTAATATCACTTCCTTGTTCAAGTTTTTGCATATCTTGTAATACATATAGAAATTGTATGTCTTGACTCTTATTAAAACTGTCTATTACTTGTTTTTTTAATTTTTCCCAGTTATCTTTTAATTCTTGATTTTCTTTCTTTAATCTCGATACCATATTTTTATAATAATTAATATTTTTTCTCAATTCTTCGTTATCTTTTTCACAAGTTAATATAAAATTTTTCAATCCCATTTATTCATCACTCTCTACTTTCTCAACCAAATTTGCTTTTATTAAGTCATAAATAGAATCCAATTCAATATCTGTATTAAATAAACCAATACCCATTGATATATTTCTACTATTTTCCTCTACATATATCTTTTTGTTTTCTCTTAAGTTACCACCATATCTAATGGTATCTTTTATATAAAGCATTCTATAATATTTAAATCCATACTTTTCTAATTCTTTTAAATCTATATTATCTTTAATTTTTAACATTACTATCACTTCTTTCTATTTCATGTTCTTCTAGCCAAAAATCGTGTACATCATGATAAGGTCTTTTTTCACATAATCTTTTTTCTTTTGCTTTTGAATTTTTTATATATCTTTTTGCTTGTTCTTGCGTATCAAAAATTTTATTAATCCATTTATCATAATCTTCATATGCTTCCCCATTTGCTTCAAATACTATATATATTTTATTTGTCATAATTACTTTTTCCTTCTAATATTTGTAATAAATCATCACATTCTATATGAGAGAGTGCAAATTTATATTGAATTTTTTGTTTCTCTTTTATATATTCTGTTGCTTTATCAATTACTTTTTTTATTTTTTAGATAATTTTAATTCTTCTAAAACATTCATTCTTCTACCTCAAAATTTTCTAGCCATGATTTCAAACTTTTAAAAAATTGATAATCTATATCACTTTCTTTGTAATATTCTTTTATGTCTTTTAAATCTCTTAACATAACCGTTTTGACACGTTTATTTACTATTTCAGGATGTTTTTTTATGAAACTACAAGTTTCTTCGGTTATATAAGTACGACGTCCAATAGCATATCTTAGCGCACATATAATCATATCTCGCAATTCGTAATCAATTTCTATCATTAAGTTTCATCCCTTTCTAACTCTTCTAAGGCTTTATTCAAAATATCTCTAACTGCTTTTATGTGTTTTATAAGTTCATCTTTATTTCCAGCATTTATTTCATAAATAGAATTCATTGCTTCTATTGTCACATTATCTTTACCTAAAAACGAAAGTATAAATTGCTTAGCAAATTTTACATATTCACTCATAATTATTTTCCATTTCTTCTAACATAAACCTTAATTTTCTTTCATCTAATGTTTCAATCCCTAATTTTTTTGCTTCATACTCAATTCCTTGAATAAATTCGTACATTTCATGACTGTCATATTCACTTGATCCTTTTAATAAAAAACATTTGCGTTTAACCTGACCTGATATTGAAACTAACTCTATGAATTTCCAGTAACTTCCCATACATATTAAATCAAAGTTGTAAGGAAAATAGCCCTCGATAAGTTGGCCTGATTCATCTGTTTTAAATTTTCCATAATCTGATAGCATTTGTAGATAAACTTCTTCTTTAGAAAGTGTCATTCTACCGGCTATTTCCCCCATTAACTTCCATGCATAATTATTAGCTTTAAGTCCTCTTTTTTCCTTGTATCTTTCAATTTTTACGTCATAAAGAGTATCATTATCTAACTTTAATAATTGTTTTTCAATTTCGTCTTTTTTGCCTGTAAATGTCATTTATTTCCTAGCTTTTTTATTAGCTTTGTTCTACAACCATTAGAAGAACAATAAATATGTCCTGACAACATAAATGTATCTGAACCATACCGAATATGAGACTTACAATTAGGACATTCTACAATAAAATCCATTTCATCATCAGAACCTTTTTTATCAATAATTTTTATTGGTGGTTGACTTAAACTTGCATAAATATAATCTTTTAAAGGTTTATCTTCAAATTTATCACCCATTACTAATGCATTTATGATTTTTGATTGTAATTTTTCTAGCATTTTGACACCTCTTTCTCTTTATGTTGGTGCATAAATTCGTATTTTGATGCATCAGACATATTTTCTAATAACCAGTTAACTGTTTTTTCCTTGTTCATGTGAGTTTTTTTTACTCGATTTTCGTATTCTTCACTTACTGAACGATTATGTAATTCTTCTTCGTTTATATAATTAGCTTCAACAAAATAATAATCATAATCTTTCGCAACTATACCCTCTAAAGTACATGTATCTGTAGCATAAAATACTTTATAGCCATTGATTTCTATTTTATAACCACATTGTAGTACATCATGATGTAACTCAAATGGTTGGACTTTCAAGTTACTGCTATAACAATACAGATTTTCAAAGTCATAAACGTCAATATTTTTTTCAGAAACTCCGCATTCAATTAAATCTTTTACTAACCATTTGCAACATCCAAACCGCAATGTCGGTCTTTCAAAAGTCAATTTTCTTATTGTAGCCTTATTAAAATGGTCAGCGTGAATATGTGTCAATAATATTAATTGAAGTTTATTTACATAAGGCTTTATTTTTTTATATGAAAGGCCACAGTCAATCATAATAATATTTTCAATGACCGTGGCATTTCCGTCGGAACCTGTGTTAACTATTGAATAGATCATCCATTCTCACCTGTGCAAATTGTTCTTGACTATTTAATGTAGTTTCATGGTTAGTTTCCTTTTCTTCGGTTGTCGTTTCTGCTTTTTCAATGACTGTAGCTTCTGGCACATCTGTTTTGATTTCAGGTAATTCGACATTAACTTCTTCTGCTTCATACATGCCACCTAAATCTTCAACAAATGCTTCTCTTAGGGCTCTTACTTTAGCTACTTTTTCAATCATTGTGGCCGGTTGTTTTGACCAATTAGAATTTGCTTCACCATTACTCTTTTTTTGAACTGCTTCTTCTAATGAAACACTACAATAAATAGAATTTTTCCAGTCTTTTCTAAAGACTTCAGCCCAGCCACCAACAAGTTCTTCATCAGAAAGTTTAAAAGTTCCTTTTCTTTCAACAATATTTCCGTCTTTATCGGTTACAATAACACCCGATTTCATACCATCATATTGAGGATTTAAAACTGCTCTTTTTAAAATAGCATCCTTTCCAACAACAATGCTAGCCGGATTGTTATTAGAATATTTAATTAAATAAGCTTCTCTTAGAAAAGGATTTAATTTTCTTACTTTGCATAATTCCGTAAATAATTTAAATTCAGGTAACGTTATTTTTGCAGTGGTTCCAACCAAATAATCTTGGACGATTTGAGGAGTCAGTTTTATTTGCTGACCATCTACCTCATATACAACCTTTAAGTTGCTTTCTTGTAATTCTTGCTTATTATTCATAGTCATATCCCCCATCTTCTCTTTTTACTAAATAAATTTGTTTAAAATTGTAATTTTTATCTTTTAAATATCTAACAAGTTCTCTAAGATTTTCTTCAGTTTCATCAAAGTCTAAAATTAAATGCTTAGTTTCACTTTCTGCCGTTGAAACTACTTTAGGAGCTCCTAACACTTCTTCTACTTTTTCAACAGCCTTTTTTTCATTTTCTAACTTAATTTTGGCTTCTTCATTTTTTATTTTTAGTTCTTCAAGCTCTTTGTGACGATTAACAACAGTTGTAACTGCATAACTAACATCAAGACTTTTTTTGTACTCAATTAAAACTTCTTCTTTATATTCTTGAGTATCTATTAACTTTAGATCATCTGATACCTTATCCAAAAAAGTTTTAATCTGTTCTTTTAACGATTTTTCAGTCGTAGATAAATTTATATTTAAATTCAAATTTTCAAACAAAACAAAGTCTATATTTTTAAATTCTCTGTATTCTTCAAAGTAAGATCTAATTTTTTCTTCTTTTTGAATTTTAAGTTCAGATTCGAATTCATCTATTTTTTCTTTTAAAATTTTATCAGCTTCTAAGAATTTATCAGAAACATATTCTTTATAAATCTTTTCAAAATCCTTATAAGGTTTTTCAATTTGTTCTTTTACAGATTTACGTTGTAGTTCTAAAGCTTGAAAATCTTTTTTGTTTTCAGCTCGATACTTTCTTAATTCTTTCACACCGTCATCCGTTGCAACAAGATTCTTAGCTTTTTCTACTTTTTTATCTATTTCTCCGCCTAAAAGTCTTAATTGTTCTTCAATGATTGGTAGTTGTTTAACAACTATTAGATTTTTTTCTTCCATTTTTTTACCTCCTAAAAATCCACGTCAACTAACTTTCCATTTTCTGTTAATTCATGTAGATTTGATTTGATTTCTTCTATAATTTCTTCTCTACTTAAATTTTCAAGAACACTTAACGAAAATGGATATTCTACAACAATTGTTCCCTCAACTGTTTTTTCTTTATTTTCGGGAGGAGTAGGATTTAAACCTGCTCCCAATTCAACAGTTTCCATTATTCTTCACCTGAAATGTCGTTTAACAAAGAACCAAAAAGTTCATTCAATGCTTTTTCTAATTCTTTAGTTAATTCCTTTTCAAAGTCTTTATTATTCTTTTTATCAGAATATTTTTTAGTTTTATTTTTATTGGTAAAATCATGATTCATTATTTCTTGTCCAAGTTGTTGAATATACTTTCCAAGTTCTTTTAAATCATTTCTATTTTTATCTATTTTCTTCGTACCTAATACTTGTACTATTAATTCGAATTTTTTGATAATTGCACCAAGAAATTCTAAATATTCTTTATCATTTATAGTGCTACAATAACAACTAACATTCATTGTTTTTAATTTTTCTAAAAATCTATTAATGTCACCATTAATATAATAATTTCTAATAAAAATATTATTTTCAAATTTTTCAAATTCTTTCATTTTTAACCTCTTCTTTCAATTTTTTATATTTAAAATAGCTTATAATCGATTTTTCTTGAACCGATAAATTATTCCTAGTAACCTTTCTGCCACACCAGGAACATATTTTATAAGACTCTTTATTGCGAATTGTAACAGAATGGCCACATTCACAGTAGTACATACTAATCATCGCCTTTTAGCGAGTTATAAGCCTTTTTCATGAACTCATAATCTTTTTGCATTTCTTTTAGTTGTGCTATCAATTGCTGATTTTCTTTTTTTAATTTTTCAATTTTTCTAGCTTGGTAAAATACCTCACCTTTTAATTTTTGAATCTCATCTTTATTCATTACAAATCTTTCCTTTCAAATTGTTTAATTCTTCTTTTATTTTTGAATTTTCTACGGTCAAGCGTGAAATTTCAGCATTCTTTTTACGTAAAATTTGACTAAATTCTGTTTCATTGCCTTTGTAGAAACTAATGATGTCATCTTTCTGAGCAGATTCTTTTTTTAATTCTTCAATTTGTATTTGCAATGATTTGAACTTTTCTATCACTTTTTTCCAACTCCTTTTTTATTTCCAAACATTCCTTCTTAGTTCCTTTCAACATAATTGAATAAGAACTCATTCCCCTGTCTTTTCTAAAATTTTCAATACATTTCCACAAACACCAGCTTTTGGATGATTTATGATAATAAATTTCATAAAAAGTCATTTTTAACTTTCGTCTCCTTCTAACCAATCATAATCAAATAATTCTTTTGAACCCACGGCAGAGCTATTTTCATTTGTTTTCACTTCGTTCACGGCAGAACTTCTTTCTTCTAACAAACGATTTAAGATATTATTTGTATAACTTAATGATTTTGCATGATATAAAACACTTTCATTTAACGCTTTTACAACGAGGTCTGACGGCACATCCCTCCATGATTTAACTATTTCTATTTCTTTTTCTGATAAATCTTTTTGCATTTTATTTTTTACTAAATCTAATAATTTTTCTTCGCGCGTGTTTTTATTATTAAGCGCAGTATTATTAATATTTTCATTTTCATTATAATTTTCATTTACATTTACATTTTCATTATCATTTACATTATCATTAGGTTTTTGGCGCCAAAAACCATAGTTTTTGACTTTTTGTCCAGTTTCTGACCAGTTTTTGTCCAGTTTTTGTCCTAGGTTATTAACCAGTTTTTGTCCAGTTTTTGACTTTTTGTCCAGTTTTTGTCCAGTTTCTAACTCTTCATCATTTTGACTATTTATTTTTTGTCTTAAAGTTTTTACCGTAGAAACACTGCAACTCATAATGGTGGCAATCTCGTTGTTATTCTTACCAAGCAAAATCAATTCTTCAATCTGCTTTTCATCAATGTTTCTAGGTCTTCCTCCTTTATTCCCATCTTCGTACCTTTTTTGGTTTGCTAGTATTTGTGGTTTAACAAGTTCTAATATAATTTGACCAACTTCGTCATCAAGTTCAACAACATTTTCATTTAAAGCCAGTTCACAGATGGCATCATAAATGTCAGCTTTTAATGATTTGTTTTTAAGTTTCTGAAGAGCCCTATAAAAACTTGCATAAAACACAAAGCTTTCTTTCAAGTTTGTATCACCTATCTTCCTCTAAAATACATTTTGAAAAACTGTTTGACAAATTCATTAACATTTTATACAATGATAATGAATTGCGATTCAAACAATTTTTCGTTGACTAAATCAATGCTGTAATTTAGTCTTTTTTTGAACTTGTTTGCATGAGCAATTTGTTTCCCAATTGTTTTTGATTAGCTACAACGGTTTGATATTTCTGCTCACTAGCTTCATTTAGTTCAAGTTTTGTACTTGATAAATAATTTATCATTCCACTAAAAGCTAATATTGATAAACTATATACCATTACTTTTTTTAAAAATCTTTTAACAGATTTCTTTAACACTAGTCTTGTCTTTTTCATTTTCAACCTCTTCTTTGATTCCCATAACTTCGTGAAAAAACCATTTTGGCACTTTGCCTTGGATTAATTCACAGTCAGGGAATCTTTTTTTATACTTTTTATTTAAATTTCTTACAATTTCATAAGATTTGTTCTGCTTTGTACCAGTTATATTTTGGATGTCATCAACAGTATAATATTGCATATTTTCATTCCTTTCTTCGTGTTTGTGTGTCTTAGGTATTTGCAGTACCTTTTAATTTTGTTTTTTTCACTTTCTCGGATATAATATACTTCGGAAAGTGAGGTGAAATAATGACTGATTTTAATATTAGTGACATTGTGGCTATAATTTCAGTTGCCATGACAACAATAGGAGTTATAAGTTCTATGGCAATTTCTATTTTTACTCTAAGACAAAATTCAAAGATGATTGAAGAATCTTCAAGACCTCAAATTGTTGTTTATAAAGATACTATCAACATCGGTAGTCCCAAAGAATATTTGGTAATCAAAAATTTTGGACATTCACTGGGAACTATAACAAAATTCAATTGTGATAGAGAAATTTTAAGATCAATATTTGAAGATGATGCTGTCAACCTAGACCTTAGTTTAAATCATTTAGAAAATATAACATTAGCTAACAATCAATCATATATGCTTCCTATTAAAACAAAAAATGTAGAAAGCAAAATTTTAAAGATTACTATTGAATACAAATCTTCATTTAAAACATACAAAGATGTAGTTTATTTAAATCTTGAACAAGATTATGGCATTACCTACTATAATAAAACTGTAAGTAATAATGATTTAAAAACTATATCTTATACTCTCCAAGAACTTATTAAGCGTATGTAATAATTCCTATAATTAGATATATCACAGCAGAAATAAGCATTAAACACAATACGATAACATCCGTAAAAAGAATTATTGCAAGTATTTTTTCATAAACTTCTGTGGTCTCTAATTCATCAAATTTAAGCTTAAGTTTGTGTGAAACACATCTAAACTTATTTTTACAAGCCATTTTCATCACCTTTCTCTTTTAATCACATCCGTGCATATTTGCACACACATTATCAAAAAAAATTTTTTTATCTATTTCATAGTAAGCCAATAGTTTTTCAAGTTTTTCAATAGATAATCCAGACGCGTTATTTTCGTATCTGCGTATTGTTTCTTTGCTAACATGTAGTGCTTTAGCTACATCTTCAAGACTTAGACGTTTCTTTGAACGAATACCTCTTAATTCGTCGCTTATTGCTTTTAACATTTAATCCCTCCTAACTGTCTTAATTATATCGTGCATATTTGCACACGTCAATACAAAATGTGCATATTTACACAAAAATCGTTGATTAATAATCTTTTTATGTTATAATTTGAATAAGGAGGGGAAAAATGGCTGAATTCTTAAATAATAATATCAAGCATATTAGATTAGAAAAAAAAATGTCTCAACAAACACTGGCAGATTTAGTTGGAGTTGACCGTTCAACAATATCAAGAATAGAAAATAATGAAATAGAAACGACAATAGATAATGGAATAAAGATAGCGAAAGCCTTGAATATTTCTATTTCAGAATTGATTGCAACAGATTTAACTATCAAACCAAATTCAAATGACGAAGACGACTTAATATCTAAATATAAAACCCTATCGCCTGATGATAAAGTATATATTAAAAATATAATTGAAAAAAAATTACAAAGTCACAAAAATAAAGAAAGCAATAAGAATCGCAATGAAGAATAAAAAATGCAAGTGTATAAGTAAAGTTATTTAATATGTAAACAGAAAATTAGAAAAGGAAGTTTGAATTTATGAACTTTAATAATGATAAAAATATTGATAACGATTTTAACCAGATTGTAGCCTATATAATAAGGAAAAAAAGAATAAAAAAAGGATATAGTTTAGAAGAATTGGCAGAAAAAATGCAAAATGTTGTAACTCGGCAATCATTATATAGATATGAACATAATGAAGCTCGAATGAAAAATATTATTTTTCAAAAAATATGTATAGCTTTAGATGAAAATCCAGCAGATGTTTGGAACGAAATAAATGTTAAATTTGCAGATTATAATAAGCAGAAAAATAGTAATCATGTAGTAGAAAATATAAAATATTTAAGGAAAAAAAATAAGCTATCGCAAGTAGAACTTGCAAATAAAGCTGGAGTAACACAGGCAACTATCAATCGCTGGGAAAATGGATTAGTAGCTCCCACTATTGATAATTTATTTGATATATGCAATTATTTTAACATTAATATTGGTGATTTAATTTGTGAAGATTTATCAATTGAATATAATGAACATCATAAAGAATCATACAAACTTGATTCTAACAGCGGAGTACAAATCATCATTGATAAAAACGTTCTATTGACTGCAGAATCCATTGTTGAAATAAATAAAATATTAATGGACATCATGAATAAGCAAAAAATAACAAGTAAATAATTTAATGTGCACAGTATTATATGAAAAGAGAGATTGATTTTATGGAAAACAATTTTGCTAATAACTTGAAACATTTAAGAATTCAATCTGACATGACACAAGTAGAACTAGCAAAAAAACTCAATAAAGATTATTCAACAATTGGGAAGTGGGAATTAGGTCAACGTTGTCCAATGATGACAGATGTAATAAAAATAGCAAAGTTATTTAATGTTTCTGTAGATGACTTAATAATTAAAGATCTAATTCAAAAAAAAGAAATTAATAACATTTCAAAAACAAATGAATACGACGAATTTGAGATATTTTTTAATAAAAACAAAAAAATATTAAGTAATAACGACAAAGAAATAATAAAAGTTATCATCGAGCAAAGAAAAAAAGAAAATAAGGTGAATTAAAGACTTATTTACTTGTTAATCAATAAAAGAAATATATATCATTCAAAAAATAACATGCAAATAGAAAGTAGATAAAGGGGGATAAGTTATGATTTACTTTGCTAAAAACATAAAATTTTTAAGACAAAAAAAGGATTATCAAGAACGCAACTAGCAAAGCAATTAAAGGTTAATCAATCAACAGTTGCTAGATAGGAAAACAACAGTATGGGTATCACAATTGATAACGCCTATGATGTCTCAGTTTTTTTTAATATTTCAATAGATGACATGGTAAAAAAAGATTTATCAATTGAAATTGATGAGCATAAAAATGAAAACACTTAAAAGTATTTTTAACATATTTTAAGCAAAATAAATACAGAATTTATAAATTATAATAACATCAAAAGCAAATAAAAAAATCCCCTAGTTTCCGCAAAAAACTAAGGGTCGGAGCATAGAAACTCCTAAGAAAAAAACACACAAACACGAATTCATGGAATTTTTCTATGCTCTAATTTTATCAAAAATAATATTTAAAGTAAATATTAAAAAAAGAAATTGGAGTGATAATTATGGATATGAAAGTTTATAAAAAAACAAGATATCAAAATATTTACAAACACATAAAAAATGGGAATTACGTTATTTCTATGAATAAACCAGTAAAAACAAGTATATCAAGAATAGATAATAAGAAGATTTTTGAAATTAACGAAGCTATTAGAATAAGGGACAATGTTTCTATACGTCAGCAAAAAGGCTTAGAAACCGTCCACAAAGAGGATTTTGACACTTTGTGGGAAAAGTATATGTATAACTGCAAATATGTCGCTAAAATGGCTTATAATTCATTAAATAGAAAAGAAAAAGATTATAACAGATATCTTAAAGGCAAAATTAGTAAATCTGTATCAAAAACCAACAAAGGATTTTGGTCAAAATACATAGACGAACTCGAATGTAGTAACAAGCAGAAAAACCATATTTTAAAAATAATTAAAGCATTCTTTAATTGGTGCGTTGATAATAACTATCTTATAAATAATCCAGTGGCAACTATAAAAATATATAAGGTTGAAAAAGAAGAAATGAAGTATTGGACACCTGACGAACTAAAAAAATTCTTAGATACGTTAGATAAAGATATTAATTCTGCTAATCTTAAAGCCAAAAAAAGTGCTTTTATGATTCGTACGCTAGTTTTAATCGGATTTAATTTAGGTGATAGATTTGGAGAAACACGGGCATTAACATTTAATTCGTTTTCTAAAACCAATAATACGGTTACAATCAAGCATTCTATAAATTATGATACAAAATCGAATGACTTTTTATCAAGTACCAAAAATTATCAATCCCAAAGAGTAATCTTAGTAACGGACAAGTTAATAGCTGAAATAGAAAAATATAAGAGTTTCCTAAAAAATGAATGCAACTATCCAGTAAAAGATTCTTCGATAATATTTTTTAATTATAAGACTAATAAGCCCTACTCTGATACAAATTTAAGAAAAATATTTCAAAAGTACTGTGAGCAGGCAAATGTCACAAAAATAAGAGTTTATGATTTACGTCACACTTATGTCGCTACTATGATGACTGAGGGAAAAGAACTTTATCAAATTAGTGAACGATTAGGTCACAGCAATTATAATACTACCGTAAATAAATATGGTCATTTATCAAATCAAATTAGAAAGGAGATAGCACAAAGTACGGATAAATATTACTAATATTTTAATTTGAGAAAGTACTTTCGGAGTAATTTTGGGAGTAATTTTATAAAAGGGCATGAAAAAAGCCCATAAATAAAGGGCTTTTAAGTCATATTTGGTGATCCGTACGAGATTCGAACCCGTGAATGTAACCTTGAGAGGGTTATGTGTTAAGCCCCTTCACCAACGGACCATTTCTTCTTAACAATTAATAGTTTATCATTAATAAAGTTCTTTTACAAGTATGTTTTTTTTGCTAAATTTTCTATATAATTACCCTAGGAGGATAAACT